TATGATATAGTTAGTAATCTTTCGTGTCCTAATTGTCATGCAGCGGTTGACGTGTGGCATCCATCAGAAAAATTAATGGAGGAGTATAAAAAATATGAAGACGATAAGTAATAAAAGATGGAATAAGAAATACGGATTTAGATCAAAAAGGAGAAAAAATAAATGAAGCTGAAGGATAATGTAACACTAGCTGAAGAAGTTAGAACTGAAAAATTTAGAAACGAAAAGCTACATAAAAAATGTAATAAATTAATGAAACAATCTAAAAACCAAGAAGAGGAAATTTTAGAACTGAATGAATATATTGATTCTTTAGAAGCACAGATTGCAGACTACAAGAGAAGATTTGTACCTGACTTTGATATGCTTCAAAAAGGTGGTGAGTCGGTCCCAATATCTGATTTAAAAATTATGTCAGATAAAGCTAAACGTTCTATGGCAAAAAGATTCCTTAAAAAATATGGTGAGGAATGGGTAAAGAAAAATATAATTGATAATGAAGATTTAAAATAATGCCTAGGAAATGTTATGTTAAAAAAGAAATAAAGATAAGCAAACATAAATTTTTACTAGAAATTTATTATGCTTTAGAAGGACATAAAGATGTTTGTTGGGAAGTATTTCCATTTGATAACCAGGCGTCTTTGTATGCTTTTGAAAATAAACACAAAATAGAAAAAATAGTAGAAAGAAAACATTTGTATGAATCTAAAGTGGAATAAAAAATTTATCTACCCTACGTCAACAAGATCACTGTTAAATGATGAGAGAGTCTATGACGTATCTCAAGAAAAGTTACCAAGTGTTACAACCATACTATCAGCTACTCAACCTCAAGATAAGCTAGACTCTATCGCGAAATGGAAAGCTAGGGTTGGAGACGTTGAAGCGGATAAAATTAAGAATACTGCAGCTAATCGAGGAACTATCATGCATAGCATTTTAGAGGGTTATATACTTGAAAAAAAGGTCTTAGATATGACTGAGGCGGGTGTACAAGCTCATTCGATGGCTAAAACGATCATCGATAAGGGTTTGCCTGATTTAGAGGAGATATGGGGCTCTGAGGTGGTAGTAAGCTGTCCTGGACTGTATGCCGGTGCAACTGATCTAGTTGGAGTTTATATGGGACGTGATAGTATAATAGACTTCAAGCAATCGAACAAGCCCAAACGTATCGAGTGGATAACTGATTATAAGTTGCAGATGGTGGCTTATGCGATGGCCCACAACTACGTTCACGGCTCTGAGATCGAGCAAGGAGTTATATTGATGTGTACTCCTGATAATTTTTTTCAACGATTCATAATCAATGGCTCCGAGTTTCGAGCACTTAGTCACGAGTGGCTGGCCCGAGTCGATGCTTATTACAAGGTTCGAGCAGCTAGGAGCGAGAGTCGAGAAACGGGGAAAAATGAGTAAAATTAATTTGTGGAACTTTTGTGGAAACGACGAAAATTTTGTGGAAAAACGTTTTTACTTTAGAATGATTCTAAACTTTTGTTACATTCTGACGCAGATTTTAGCCATTTTCCACATTTTCCACATTTTTTTTCGACGAAATGTGGAAGATTTTGTGGAACTTTTATTTAATGATTTCAGCTACTTAAGGGTTGTTTTTATGATTTCCACATTTTCCACAGCGTTTCAGAAATATTTTCAGAATTTTTATATTTATATATATTTATATCTTATAGAGTGGAAAGGAATCAACTATGAATAAAAAACTAAAAAATAAAAATAAAAAAATAATTCCATTAAATTTAAAGTCACTGGGTAACAATATATTAGACTACCCCTTTGTAGAAATAGAGTGGTTGGATATCGAGGGAAATGCCGGCTGGAGTACTACAAAAGATTTGAATAAGGAAAAGTTACCTACATGTGTTTCTAAAGGATATTTAGTCAGCCAAAAAAATGGAATAACTAGAATATTTACTGATTACATTAAATCAAAAGAACAACCTACGTTTGACAGTATTGGTAATACTACCATTATTCCAACTTCTGTAATTAAATCTATTAAAAAAATATTATTGTAATGAAGGTTCTGGCTCTTCTGGAATGGGTTCTTCAAGTAACTCTTGCTCTGTTTCTTCTATGGTTTCTATTTCATCTTCCGGCTCTGATGATAGCTCTATTTGCGGTTGTTCTTCTGTAGATTGACCCTCGATTATTTTTGAATGATCATCAACCATTTTTTCTAATTTAGACATTAACTGATCTCTATCAAGATCATCAATCTTACCTGTCTTAATCATTTTTCTATCAATGTAATATCCGGCAACCTTTCCTCTGGCTACTTCCATGTTACCCGCTGCAGAATATGCTCCCTTCTTCAACGCTTGGTCACGTATTTTTGCAAGCTGCTCAAGGTGTCTGTCCATAGTAACTTCGTACTTCTTCCTGGCTTCCTCACGCAGATCACCAATGTACTGAACTACAAGAGGGTATAATTTAGGATTAGTTAGTTTTGAAGAGGCGACTCTCGCTGCAAGATCAGATGTTGGGCCGTAGCCGGCTTCCTTCGCACACTCCCAAGCATCTCTGCTTCCGTCGTTGTACACAATAAGCTCAGCGAATTTTTTCTGTTTCTCTGTTAATCTTTTAGTTAATCCCATGTTTGACTTTTACCCTAACATTTTATAAAAGGCAAGGCATGAGAGATACAAAGAAATTGACTGAATATGCAGAGCAAGCCAAACGAAAACTAAAAGAAAACTTCTTGTTTAAACACCTGGTTAAGGCTGTTGAATCAGGAGCAAATGGAACATTAAAATACATAATCAAAGAAGGTCCAGGAAAAGGAAAGGAACCAAAAAAATAATGTACGTTAGACACTTACAAGATTATCTTGACAAATTTACAGATGGTACTAAAGGCAACGCCGTAAGCAATGCTACTATCTACATGGATAACGGCAGTGGAAACATTTTTCCAATTGGTAAAATTGAAGTACAAGAATCGACTATAATAGGCAAACCTTCTGTTAGAGTTGTAATCAAACCTGACCTTAAAGATCAGATACCAAACCTGAAAAAATTCATACTTACATAGGCACCTGTTAGGGTGAATATTAATGAAACCTGAGACGAAATTTTGGCATGAAATTAAGAAAAATACTAAGCAAATTAGTTGGACTAGACTTGAAAACCTTAGTGCTTTTGGTACTCCCGATCTATTGGGCTATAATACTAATAGGCACTTTTTTACATTGGAGCTAAAGGTAACAAGAGCTAACAAGATCAAGTTCTCACCCCATCAAATTGCCTTCCATATTAAGCATCCTGACAACACTTTCATCTTAGTTTCTCGCCTCTTGTCTCGAGGCTCAAAACTTTTTGAGAAAGAAGAAGTCTACTTGTACAGAGGAAAGAGAATACAGGAGCTTGTCGCTTGCGGCTTGACGCTTGCTGCTTGCCGATCAGGGCTTGATGCTTGCATCAATCATCTCGAACAGCTTGGTGCTTGACGCTTGGTGCTCGCTGCTTGACGCTTGAGGCTTGCTGCTTGTCGCTTTGGCCCGGATCCGGCGCACGCTGTACCCCACCGTCGTGGGTTCTCCAGCTAATGGCCTGATCCGATTTATCCCTGGGGATTCTATAAAATTTTGGATGTTTAAATACAAATGTCATTTTTAGTGTTTACCATAACTAACATTTTTTATGTCTTTATTCCAGCATGCTCGGCAATCTAAACACTGGCCGCCCTGAGTAGGTGCTGGACAGCTCGGGCTCCCATCGGTCACCACTGTTGACGAATGCGACCAGGCGTTGCCAGCGGTCCCGTCTACACGTGCAGCGGATAACCTAATAATTAAATTTGCTGGAACCTCTTCAGGCGCTGGCAGGTATTGCCGCTCTTGAGTTGGTAACCAGTGTTTCGTGTCAGGTGTGAGCTTGCATACTTCAATAATTTTTGCCATATGCTCATGACTTTGTACATCTCCCGCGTCATGCCATCTAAACCATTTTTGACGCTTGATAACAGCCGTCATTGCTTCAACCCATTGCGGGTGATTGATAGCGTCCAGCCTTCTATATTGCGCTTCCCTGATTGCAGGGTATCTAACATAATTATTTTTCATAGCATAACAGCCGTAACATGGTGAAGTCTTAACCTTCCTGAGCTTCGCGCCAGTCTGGCAGGCCCACGCTGGCAGG